CGCAATCCGGGCCACTGCGAAAGAGCAGATCGCAAGGACTACGAACGGGCCAAGCGTAAAGTTGCTGCTTTTGAGGATAACCTAAGAGGATTTTAATAGAAATGACAACCCGACAAATAGATAGTGTGTTAGAAAACGCCCTAGATGATAGTGTTATTAAACCTTTCTTTGCCGTGGAGTTGCTTTTTGACGCGGCCCCTCTCCGGGTTTGGACAGGGTTGGGGGAGGTGACTATTGATGGTCAAACCTACACAGGCACGGGGGAACTTTTATCGGTCAGCAGTGTTGAAGAGACCACTGAAATTGCTGCTAGGGGTGCAACTCTTACGTTAGCAGGGGTTCCCTCTAGTTTGATCTCCACAGCCCTCCAGACACCCTACCAAGGGCGCGTATGTAACATCTACTTTGGTGTTATTGATGGAGATACCTACAGCAACCTTACAGAAGTGTTCTCTGGTTACATGGATGAGATGAACATTAACGAAGGGCCAGAGTCTAGCTCTATTGAACTCAAGGTGGAAAATAAACTGATTGATTTGGAGCGTCAACGGGTTCGTCGATACACTTCAGAATACCAAAGGTCTCGTTTCCCTAACGATGCAGGTTTTGATTTTGTTGAGAGCATTCAAGGTAAGAAAACACTTTGGGGGCGGGGGTGATTGAATCTTGGTTACTACAACACCAGCACGTACCTTGGCAAAGGGGTGTTCATGATTGTGTGTTGTTCATCCAGAAATACACAGACGAAGTGTGGGGGGAGCCTTATGCCTACCCTGAAGATTACCCTTTCCACGACTACAAGACCGCTTACAGGGCTTTCCGTAGAATCTGTAAGGATCATGGTGTAGACACCTTTGAAGGGGTCTTGGATAAACATTATTATAGAGTAGACCTTCCTGTAGAGGGAGGACTTGTAGCTAAACCAGACACCGAAGGTCTTACAGGATATACCTATGGTATTTCTTACAATAGTGCAGGTTTTTTCGTAGGTGGGACTGGCTTAACAGCTAAAGAACTTAACCCGACAACTGATTTATACTGGAGTATTAAATAATGGGCATTGAGACTGCTATCCTTGGCGCTGCTGTTTCCACTGCTGTTGGTGGTACTCTCGCTGTTGGCGGGTTTTTTGGGACTTTCCTCGGTTCTTTCCTAGTCCGTGCAGCCGTTGGTATAGCCCTTAATGCTCTCACACCTAAGCCAAGGACTCAAGGCGCTAACCGTGGCTATCAAGTAAACACCCGTGGCTCTGCTTTGGACCACCAAATTATCTATGGTGAGGCTCGTGTTGGTGGGGCGATCATCTTCGAGGAGTCTGTAGAGGGTCAGACAGATAACCCGGATAAAGATAATCAATTTCTTCTCAGGGTATATGCTCATGCGGGACATGAAGTTGAGGGCTATCAGGACGTTTATATTGATGGTAAAAAAGTTACTGAGTGGAGGAGAGCGGATGATGACACTGTTGTATCCGGCCCAAGCTCTGTACCTAGTGGTGTACCTCTTGTTCCTTACACAGTCTGTGATGTGACTTCTAATGGGGTAGTTATCCTTGAATCCGAAGATGCTGGTTCTTGCAGCAATAGGTATGCTTTTGGTGGTGGCGGGGGCCGTGCTAACGCCATGACCCTGCGTTTTTACGATGGTTCCCAGACTACAGCGGACGGCGCACTTGTAGCAGACTCGGATGGAAAATGGAACAATAATTGTGTCCTGAATGAGACTGCATATATGACAGCGGTCTTCGGGTTTGACCCCGAAACGTATCCAAACGGTGTCCCTGAAATTACATGCACAATCAAAGGTAAGAAGTGCTTTGACCCTCGCACAGGGACCACATATCACACGCACAACCCCGCACTTTGCGTCCGTGACTACCTAACCGAAGGTCATGGTCTTAATGAAGATTCTGCTAACATTGATGACACCCTTGTAGCTACTGCCGCAGATGTGTGTGATGAGATCGTAGAAGAAGGGATTAACCGCTACACCTGTAAAGGGGCTTTTGCCACTAGCGTAGCTCCTGCTGATATTCTTTCTGATATGCTTACAAGCATGGGTGGCCTCCTGTGGTATTCCCAAGGTAAGTGGCGTATGAAGCCCGCTTATTGGACGACCCCTTCTCTTACGCTCACGGAGGATGACCTTCGGAGTAGTATCTCAGTTAAGACACGCCATTCCCGTAGGGATAACTTTAATATCGTGAAGGGTACATTCCGGGGGGCTGAAACTAACTGGCAGGTAACAGACTATCCAGAAGTCCCGAAGGCTGGTGATCCTAACCCCTTTCTTATTGCAGATAAGAACCAAGAGAGTGTTGTTGACTTAGACCTTCCGTTCACTACTAACTCAAAAATAGCCCGTAGAATCGCTCGTATATTCCTTGAGCGTAACCGTCAGCAACTTACAATCTCCGCTTCTTTTGGTATGAGGGCTTTTGGCCTTCAGGTTGGTGATAATGTAAAACTCACACTAGATCGTTTCGGATGGGATGAGAAAACCTTTGAGGTAAACTCTTGGACCTTTGGCCTTGCTGATGATAACACACTACAAGTTGAGATGACTCTTCGTGAAATATCACCAGAGGTTTTTAATGATGTAGATGATGGTGCGTCCTTTGAACTTGATAATACTAAACTGCCCGACCCGTTCCTTGCTGCTGCACCAACCAACCTAAATGCTACTGATGGTGGTTTCGTCGGGACAGACGGGACTTTTGTCAACAGTATTTCTGTGTCTTGGGAAGTCGCTAAGCCCACTCTTGTACGTCATTATGTACTGGAGTGGAAAAAATCATCTGCTACTCAATACAACAGTGTAGAACTCGACACTCAGAACTTCGATATTCCGGGTGTTGAAGATGGTGTTGCATATGACATCAGGGTTAAGTCTGTTAATGCTGTTGGTGTGTCTAGTGATTATGCTTCCATTAACTTTACTCCGGGTGCTGACACTACTGCCCCCGCAGAACCTACATCTCTTGTAGCAGAAGGTACCCTTGGCTTTATTAATGTGACTTGGGTAAACCCGCCTGACACTGACCTGAAAGAGGTAGAGGTTTGGGAGGGACCAAATGGGGCCAGAGGTAATGCTACTTTGTTGGCGACTGTCTCAGGGACAAACTATAACCGTGGAAACCTAGCGCCTCTTACGACTCGTTATTATTGGGTACGGGCTGTAGATTTCTCTGGAAATAAATCAGGTTTCGTCGGACCTGTTGACGCAACAGCACGTCAGGTCACAGCCGCAGATATTGGTGATGCTGTTATTCCGTATAACAGTTTTGCTAGTGATGTAGCCGATCTGTTTGACACAATACAAGCTGACATTGGTCAGTTGGATGCTGACACTGTTGCGCTTGAGTCGGATGTTAATACTCTTGAAAACAATTTTACCACTCTTGACGGCGAGGTTTCTGCCAACAATTCTGCTGTCTCTGGTTTGGAAACTAGAGTTACAAACGCTGAAGGCGAAATCACAACAAACTCCAGTCAGATCACTTCCCTTCAGTCTGACCTAAGCAATGCCGAGAGTGGTATATCGGGTAATGCTACAGCTATTTCTGGGTTAGACACACGAGTCACAAATACTGAAGGCCAAATAAGCTCTCAAGCAAGCCAGATCAACAGTCTATCCACTACAGTTGGTAACAACACTACAACAGTTAGTCAAGTTTCCCAGAGTGTTGACGGGATTGAAGGCCGTTATGGCGTAGAGATTGATAACAACGGCAACATTACAGGTTATCAGCTTCTGTCTGGTTATGGAGGGTCTGCTTTCAATGTTAGGGCAGACCAGTTTGCGGTATTCGACATAAATGGAAACAATGGGGGCAACCCCTTCACAATCTTTACATACGATAGGGTTGTTGACGGTCAGGTGTTCCCTGCCGGAACTTATGTCCAGAACGCTTATATTGATAAGGCATCTATTGTTGAGGCTTCTATAGACACACTGGAGCTTGCAGGTAACTCAGTCACGGCAACAGACTTTACTGAACTTGGAACAAAGATTGTCGGTAATGGAAATTTTCAAAGGGCAATGTCAGTTTTTATTAACGTACCCCCGGGCCAAACGGTTGAGGCACTTATTCTTGCGAGTCTTGCACAAGGTTACTTTAGTACACCTAGAACATGGGGGTTTAGAATCCTTGACAATAAAAACGGCACGTTACTCCAACGTACCGGTATGGTTGCAACCGCAGACTATCCGACTGTTAGTTTAACTTCCTCTTGGACGAACACAGGGAGCTATCACCAGTCTTTTACTACTTTTGTGGACTGGAACGGAGAGGACGCGGGTATTGAACTTCTACCTAATTCCACATTAAGTATCTTTGCGAGGTGGCGCTAATGCTTGTCATTTACCACACAGACACGGGCCAGATACGCCAGACCAGCCGAAACACGCCTAAGGGAGACGTTCCTCCTGAGATGATCCCGGAAGGTTGTGCTGCGCTCAAGACCGACCGCACGGACTTTACACCTCAGTCGCACCGCGTGGACGCACAGGGCCGTATCATTAAGAAAAGCTTGGCGGTCGTAGAGGCGCAGGAGATAGACGAAGCGTGGCGAAAATTTCGGCAGGAACGAGACGCAATGTTATTCGCCTCGGACTGGACCCAAGTGCCAGACGCCCCTGTAGATCAGTCTGCGTGGGCCACTTATCGTCAAGAACTAAGAGACTTACCCGCTAACACACAAGACCCTAGGGGAGTTGTTTGGCCCACCCCACCAGCATAAGGATTACATATGACCTATAAACTCTCACAACGTAGTATGCAGAATCTCTCGGGTGTTCACCCTGACTTGGTTGCTGTAGTGAAACGTGCTATTGAGATTACAGAACAAGACTTTAGTGTGTCTTATACCTAAATTGTGCGGGAAGTGCCAGACTGAAAAAGATGAATCGTCTTTCCACAAAAGGAAGATGCCCTCCGGCAACTACACTCTACAACCTTGGTGTAAAGATTGCGCAAAATCTAATCAAAGAGCTTGGAATAAAAAGAAGAGGGAAGAAGACCCTGAATGGAGGGATGAGCAAAACAAGAAGGCGGCAGAATATAGAAAGAATAACCCAGAGTTTGTTAAAAGGGTAACAAAAAGAAACCGGGAAGTCAGTCGTAAGCATTACCAAACTAACAAAGCAGACTACATGGCTAAAGACGCGGAGAGAAGGGCTAGAAAAGTAAAAGCTACTCCTAAATGGCTATCTAAGTCGGACAGAGAACACATCAAACGTATCTACAGGGTTAGGCAAAAAGTTTCAGATAAAACTGGTGTTGAGCACCACGTAGATCATATCGTCCCGCTAAAAGGTGATAGTATCTGTGGTCTTCACGTCCCTTGGAACTTAGCTATTATACCTGCAAAAATGAACTTATCTAAGGGGAATAAGCATGAGCAATTTTAAGTGGAGTGAAAGAAGCAGACAAAATCTCTCTGGTGTGCATCCTGATTTGGTTGCTGTTTGCAATAGGGCGCTTGAGATCACCACTCAAGATATGATGGTTCTGGAAGGTGTCCGTAACATTGAGCGTCAACGTCAGCTAGTGGCTAAAGGTGCTAGTAAGACTATGAACTCTAGGCACCTCACAGGCCATGCTGTAGACCTTGCGCCTTACCCCCTGTCTTGGGATTGGGAATACTTCTGGCCTATCGTAGAGGCTATGCAAACCGCAGCAGATGAACTTGGTGTCGAACTTACGTCTGGTGCTTATTGGGAGAACTTCCCGGACGGACCACATCACGAATTAAGCTGG